CTAGAGGCTATTACCCAGAGTCTTTTGCAGGAAGCCGTATTCTGGGAAACACACGGGGCGTTTTATTGGGTACTTCCCGGATGGGGCCACGATGTTGACCTGGAACACGCCGGTGTACAGCCGGTGGTCTCCGCTCAGCGTGTTGCTGGCCGTGTCCGCTGGAAGCGAGAAAGCACGCAAGTAGGTCTCGCCGGCGATCGGGGTGGCGTCGACAGCTGGCAGCGTGATACCTGGGTTATCGCTCATGGTTACATTCTCAGTGGTTGGGTTGCGGACAGGTCGACGTTGATTGGGAATCGCTTGGCGATGAAGTAGCCGGCGGCATCGTTCATGTGGTCGTGGCCCTTTTTCGGGTCCTTATCGGGATCGCCATGCTTGTCATAGGTCTGCCGCTCGAGACAGAGGGTCAGCTGCGGGCACTGGTCGATGTTGACCTTCAGCCGGCGCTCCCCGTAAGTGTTCAGGAGCATGGCGTTGACCGAGTTCACCCGGTCTTTGACGCTCGGGTTCTGGCTATCCACGATCACAGTGAATCCGGCCTTCCGCAGCAGGGACAGGTCCGATTCACTAGCGTTCTTACTGCTGGTGTTCTGACCGCTCGCATCCGGATAAACCGCAACGCCGTGGCCAGGGAAGCGCGCCTTGATCTTCTCGATCATCTCTGGCGTGTCACGCACCGAATGGAACTCGTCCAGGGCAAGCGGAAGCCCCTCGCGAACGACGTAGACCACCGCCGCCATCTTCATGACGTTGAAGTCCATGCCTATGTGCAGGGCCTCGCCAGGCTTGATGCGGTCGCTGGTACGGCTCTCGCTGCGGCTGAAGGTGTAGTAGACGACGCCGGCATAGTTCTCGAAGCTGGCCTCGCACTCCTGCCGGAACGTACGCGGGTCCATCTTGCGACGCGCGGCATCCAGCTCCTCAGCCGGGACGTTGCCGCCCTGCAGCGACGTGTATAGCCAGCTCTTGTGGTCAGGCTCGCCGCCGGACTGGCCGTCTCGGTAGGTGTCGAAGCAGTGGTTGAAGCCCTTTGGGGTGCCGATGCGCAGCGCGTGGCCACCCTTGCACTTGCCTACGCCCGGAACGATGTACTCACACGTCGACAGCATCGGTCGCAGGACCTCCTCCCAGGCCGCCCACTTGCAGTCCGCCCATTCGTCCACCAGCACGAAGAACAGGCCGGAACCACGCAGGTCGTCGTAGTTCTCCAGACCTACACAGCGGATCAGGTGCCCGCTCTTGAGCGTGATCAACATGTCCGACTCATTCGGCTTGCACTCACGCCACTCTCGCGGGATGGCCTGCTTCAGCCGGCGCCAGAACACCCGGCGGGCCTGTTTCTGGGTCGGGGCCGCATACCAGATCTCGTCCTCGACGCTAACACCCCACTCTGCAGCCAGCCGGGCCGCACGGCGCATCTCTGCCTTGCCGAGGAAGGTCTTGCCGAACCGGCGACCACAAACCGCGTCACGGAAGCGAGCATTTCGCTGATAACCCCAGACGTAGATGTTTGCCTGCTTCGGCGTCAGCTTAACTGGGGCCTCATAGGTACGGGGTAACGGGGACATTTTCATCTGGCTCCAGGGTGTACTCAGCAACTGCGTGCTGCTGGTCCGCCTGGGAGCCCAGGGGTTTCTCCGGTTCGAGGCGGCGATTCACGTAGACGTCGCCGCACTCCTTGGCAGCCTGCTCGTAAAGCTGGGCGGTCAAGGCCAGGTTGCGCATGTTCTCGGCCTTCTCGGCCATCCTGCCCAGGCCACGCAGCCTGAATGCTCGATTGGCGATCGGGATCTCGGCCGTGTCCTCGCGAAAACGCTTGCGGGTATCTTCGAATACCGTCCGCCACTTCACCCCCAGATCACGACCGGCGTACTTCGTGGGGTCGTACAGCTCGCACTGCTGGCGAGTTACATCAAGCCCGAATGTTTCCTTGACCGCCTGCACTACCTGCGTGGGCGTATCAAAGCAGGCCAACGCCTGCACAATGAGGCGCTTCACCTCATCTTTCAGGGCTGCCATATGGGTTTATTCCGTCAAGGTCCTGTCAAGGATCAGGCCGACTTGAGCAGACAGGTTCCGCAGGCCCTCGATATGTTCAATTTCCCCACCTCGGCAGGATTGTTTGCTGCATCCACCAGCGCCTGGACGTCAGGGCTTACACCGTAGCGGCGGACCACGCCGACGAACTCCTCGACGTCATGGTCGCGCAACTTCAGCTTAGGAGCGCCTTCTTCAGTGAAGGCCGGCTGACCGTACTTATCAGTGGCCTGGGCGATGTGATAGAGCTCGTGCTCAACCAGCGCGCAGAACTCAGCGTCGGAACACTCGGCGCAGTAGTCGGCAGCCAAGGTGATGATGAAAGCCGGCACCTCGCCGAACCAATCACGCATCTGCTGTTCCATCCGAGCTTTCTGCCAGCCTCCGGCGCGGAACGCTACCTGCTCGGCCTGGCCGAGAACTGTTCGGCCCTGCTTCTCGAAGCTCGACGATGCCCACATGACTTGGATGTCTGCATCCAGTAGGTGGGCATGGTCTTCGTTGTGGATGCTGCCGGAGTCGGTGAGGATCTCGGCTTGGAGCCAGCCCCACACCTCAGACGCTGGTGTCAGGCGAATGCCGACCTCTGATAGGTCAGATTGCTCAAGCAGCGACTCAGGCGGCCTTGGTCTGTCCATGGATCACCTAAGGCTTGATACCATGATCGGTTGCAGTTCAATTAATAAAAGAAGAGCAGTATGATTGAGCAAAATATCGCCTAAATCCATGCTTCGATGCGTCGGATAGCAGGGTCAGAGTATCGCCGCATCATGCTAGTAAGTGCGGTACTTGAAACTATTGCTCAGCGAGCAAGGCTTGTAACTACAGCTGGTTTACTTAAAGCAAAATTGGGAATCTTCCCAGAAATTCCGACCATATCCAACACTATCAGTAACATATATTTTCACAACGGCTGAATTATTCAGAGCCGTCCCTATGAAATCGAAGATCTACGGCCTTTTTTAAAACCATGTGCCCAGTCTCCATCAGCATTTAGACCAGGCACATGCCCTAAATCTAACAACTGTTTACCGCTAAACTCATAGCGCACTCGAGCACCATTAACTTTCTTCCAGTCCCCCATTGCTACCTGCAAAAGCTGCAGATCACCCCGGCGCTGCCCAAAAACGGGATCAGTTAAGTCTTCACGCATACCCTCAGAGTTATAGTATATCGCTTCTGGTCCAGTGGTAGATAATGTTAATGAATATCGAGATTCCAACTCAGAGCGTTTGTTATTCCACAATGCTGGATTGTTCATGTAGGTGCTCTTTAGAAATTCTAAAACCCTCTGTGTTGCGTTAGTTTTTGGAGCGCTGGCAAGAACTGCATTACCATACTTTCCTCCAGAGCGATACATGAAAAGCTTATTGCCTCTCCCTATCTGCTGAATAGGCTGCACTGTACTTACATCCACATCCATATACAAACCACCCATAACATGCATCAGCACCAATCGGGTAATATCACTAGCAGCAGCAAAGTTAGAGTATGGCCCAGACTTTTCCCTTTCATAAAACCCTCTTATTTCAGGCGATACCTGCGCATAAGCCTCTGCTGGGTTTTCGACATTTATTTTCTTTCCTTGATGGAAAGCCATGTATCGGTAAGCTGGAGTCATACTTACCATGCCTCGATCCGGTGTCGTACTTTCCATAGCTCGATCCAACGCCTTAAAGAAACTCATTGGTCGTGACGTCCAAAAAAACACATCGTATTCTGGATTCAATCGCTTAAAATTAAGTACATTATACAAAAATAATTGAGGAAGCTCGCCTCCTTCCCAAGCAAAATGGGCAATTTTCGGAATCGGAGTAGGCGAAGCCATTGAATATAGTGGAGGCAGGAGATGATACGAAGGAGGTGCCGGACGTTGTAGCGCCGGAAAAACCATTGACTCGTTGAGTTCGGGTGCTTCATCCTCAGACAAACCCTCCTCTGCAACTGTTATAGTTTGCGGAGCCGTATGTTTACGAGAGCTTCTATGGGGCTCATATTTTTTCATTTTTCTTGTCACCATATAGATTCAATGCATCATTAGCAAAATCCTTGATAGATGATCCACATAAATCAGTAAATCTTTCTACCATACATGTGTCTTAGAATCTACAGATTGTCAAGCTAAATACTATGTTGCGCCCTACCCTACAAGCTGAAGCTGCTTGTTGAACAACTCGCGGATCTCGCCAAGCCTGGCCATCACCAGCGGCTCGCCCTTCAAGTGGATCAGGTGGGCCAGCTGGTGAACGATCCCCTCATCAGAAAGGACCTGACTCGACGGCAGCTCCTTGAACCAGCACACAAACACCGCGAAGTGCAGCGCTGCGGGCAGCTCCTTCAGGAAGCGCTTGTCGGTCATACCGGCGAACCGGGCGTGTTCCTCGCGTAAGTCCTGGTAACTCGCGGAGTAGTGGTTTCCGCTAATGATGTAGTCCATGGGCCTACTCTGCCTTTCGACTCGGCAGCTTGAAGTCAGCGAACCGATCAGCCAGTTCAGCGATCTTCTTCACACCGAGGAAGCCGATGAACACGCCAGCCGGAGTGGCGAAGCTCTGCGGCAACCCGAAATACTCAAGCAGCGGTATCAGCCCTATGGTGATCAGGGTACAGAGACAGGCCTCGAGCAGTGCCTGGCGCCGAGTCCCGCCGCCGTAGATGATGCGTAGCGCCCCCACTACGAACGACAGCGCCCCGGCATAGATCGTCGGCGCATGCTGGCTCAGCCACGCAAGGACGAGCAGCCAGGTATCTGGTTTATCGGGCATGTTCGGCATCTCGATTTCCTCCCGGTCGGGAGTTGATGGATTAAAAAAGGGCCTGCGTTGGCCTGGGCATTGCCCAAAACAAAAAGGCCCCGCTCAATGCAGGGCCTGCGAATGTGATCAGCGGAGGTGCAGCATGCCGCCCGGCCTGAGCTCGGCGCGGAGAATGTCGCGGACCTGGTCGGCGATTGCTGGGCCCTTGCCGATCTCGTTCAACAGGTCCTTGCCGAGCGATGTTTCGCTGATCGTGCAGGCCATGGCGTCGAGCATTGAGGTCGCGCTGCCAGCCTTCGGCGCATCGCCAGGTTGTGGACCATTCCCAACATAGCCGCCAACCGCATAGCGATCAGCGTCCACCAGGAATTGCGACTCAAGACCAACGCCGACGCCAGTGGCGACGTACTTGCCATTCAGCGGCTCTATCTTCACCTGCCAGTTGGCATCGAGCTTGGCCTGCCTGATGTAGGTCACGCCATCAACGATGATGAAGGGCTTGGGCGACTTTTCGCTCACCTCGGGTTCCGGTTCATCGAGCTTTCCGAGGATGACCGGATAATGGGCGCCGTACAGCTCAAGGCGATCCTTGCTCAACCGCCAGCCAGATACACCCTCAACGAAGTCAGGACTCTGCATTGCTGTGCTCCAGAAATGAAAAGCCCCGATAGTGTCGGGGCTAAGAGTTAGCGGCGCTTAAGCCACTCGATATGGATGAGAGCGCCAATGCCGAAAAGTATTACGACTCCCGCGACGGCCAAGAAAATAACAGCTGGCCACCCAGCTAGATCTCCGCAACCGCATGCTGCGCCGGCCGCGGTGCTGGCAGCCACTACTGGGAGGGTCGTGAGCGCCATATCAAAGCTCCAAATACGAAAAAGCCCCTGCAAGTGCAGAGGCTCGGGATAATCTGAAAAGCTATTTCACGTGGCGCGCTTGTAACTCAAGCGATCAGCCATTTCTTTCTTTACTTTCTTCCAATCACTGTGCAAATCCTCAAAGTCACCGGCGAGTTCCCACCGCGTCGCATAAGCCATTAGGTCGTAATGCTTCCGCAGTTTGCAGGCCAGTAGGTAAGCTTCATAGCCCATGAAGCCTATCACCGTCGCCCTAGAGTCAGGACCTTCAACGGGATCTACAGATTGATCATAGATATAAAAAAGGTATTCATCTGCGTGCTCCTTGGTGGTCGCAAACCATGCGACTTCACTCGCAAGATCAGTATCGATTGACTTTAAAGAATCTCGACCAACTTCAAGTTCAGGATAGGTATACGAGGGCCAATTTGATAGGGAGCGTGCACGTCTAGCTGGGCGCTCATCTCACGATAACGTCTGACGTTACGGCTTGATTCTCGAGCGTATTGATCCAGCTTTCCAACAACCTCAATTGCCGCAAACTTTGCTTCCTTTCGCTGATCTCGACTCTTGAAGACCCAGTCTTTAAGCCTGCCGATCAATGCTGCCACCACACCACTCGCCAGAACGATTTTTGCTATATCGCCCCACCCTAGAACTGCGGCAGCTATTTGGGTTGATTCCATTTCAAACTCCATAAAAAAACCCAGCACTTTGGCTGGGCTTTTTGATCATTCCCAACCGCACGCAGGAATGACAGGATGGGATTAATTTCGCTCATCCGCTCACTGATGTCAACAGGCAATCACGCAGCCCGTTCAATCAGCAAGCCTTCCGCCTCCAGAATGTCTGCGGTATATGCCAGGGCATCGTTGACCAGGTCGTCAGCAGCGCGGCCGATATCCTGTCGCCACCGGCGCCGAGTCGACTCCGGAGTGCCGTCGTTATCCCAGGTGTTCATGTCGTAGAAGCTGTCCTTCAGCACGATCATGTCGGCGGACCGGGACTCGTCCTTCTTCGCCTTGGCCTGGCCGGCCGCAACTGCCGCCTTCACCATCGACTCACGGCGCCATTCCGGAACGTCGAGCGGGATCTCGACCGAAACGGAGGTTGCCACCTTGGGCCGCGCGCCCCTCAGCTGCGGGATAGCCCAGGCGGTGATCGCCTTGTACAGGAACAGCTTTGGTGCCGGGGTGCTAATGAGGGCCTGAAGTGCAGAAAGCGCCTGCACCTTGCGCGCCTTGTGGCCAGCAGTAACCACTCTGGCGGTCACCGCTGTCGGAAACCATGAGGTTGAAAAACCGGTATGGACGCCAAGAAAGGCAAGTTGAGATGGGAAGAAGACCAAGCAAGCCAGGCTCCATTGCGCGCCTGAGAGAGCGAAAAAAGGCCAGTGGCCGCGTCTATTACTACTACGATACCGGCGGAAAAGATCGGAAAGAGATCGCACTGGGGAGCGATTACGGCCTGGCGATCATGGAATACGCAAAGCTGGAGCGCGACCGAACTGCCGTTGATCTGGTCGCTAAGGTCGTCACATTCCGCTACGTGGCCGAGAAGTACATGGTTGACGTGGTACCGACAAAAGCGGAAAGCACGCAGAAAGACAACAAACGCGAACTGAAGAAGTTGATGGAGTTTTCGATGACCCGCCCGCGCCGCTCGAAACGATCGAGCCATTACATGTTCGCCAGTATCTTACCTGGCGCAAATCAGCACCGGTTCGCGCCAACCGGGAAAAAGCACTGCTGAGCGCCATCTGGAACTATGCAAGGGACAAGGGCTATACGGCCCTGGCCAACCCCTGCTCAGGAATCAAAGGCAACAAAGAGAAAGGCAGGGATACCTACGTCGAGGATGATCTGTTCAAACGCGTTCACGACAAGGCTGACGCAGGGCTGCGCGACGCCATGGATTTGGCCTATCTGACCGGGCAAAGAGTCACTGACACACGACTGATGGATGAACGCGATGTCCGGGATGGGCAAATTTGGGTACTTCAGGGGAAAACGAAGGCAAAACGGCGTATCGAAGTAACCGGTGAACTGGAGATTTTGATTGATCGAATAATTGCCCGGAAGTCAAAACACCAAGTCCGCTCGACGCGGCTGATCGTTGCAGAGAATGGCGCCCCGATGACAGAGGCAATGTTACGCAGGAGGTTTGATATGGCCAGGGAGGCAGCAGGAGTTGAAAAAGCAGAGTTCCAAATGCGTGATCTGCGCGCCAAGGCAGGTACCGACAAGGCGGAGTCCAGTGGCGATATCATGCAAGCGAAGGATCAACTTGGTCATACCACCGTGGTGATGACCGAGCAGTACATTCGAAACCGCAAGGGCAAGAAAGTGATGCCAACTAAGTGAATTGCGGCCCACTGTCAAAATTGCGGTCCGAAAACAAACAAGGGTTTGCATCGGCTTTCGCTCGCAAACCCTTGATATGGATGGTGCCCGAAGCCGGAATCGAACCGGCACGCCCTTACGAGCGGGGGATTTTAAGTCCATTCTCTTTTTCTTATAAATCAATAACTTAAAGCCTATATTTTTCCACAACGTACAAATTTATTTACCTTTTTGAGCCACTAAAATCAGGACCTCTCAAAAAATTGCGGAATGAAATCAACGCCTTGGCAGCGATCAAACTCCGCAAAAATCTGTCATCGCGAGCGCCTCTACGGTGCGGGATTTTGCCTGAAACACGCTCGGTATCCGTATCTCGCCTCACCCACGCCAGCAGCAAACGCTCGCGGCGTGCGGCACTATTAGGCTCTGTACGAAAAGTACTGCCGTAGGCATCGCAGCGTGCAAGCCAGCGTGACCATCGCGGCAAAACTTCTGGCGAGCTTGTCGTAGCGGGTGCCGATTCTCCGGTTCTCTTTCAGCCAGCCAAACATCCGCTCGATGATGTTCCGTTGCCGGTATTTCGGACGATCAAACAGTCGGGGTAGTCCTGGCTTGGGTTTGCGCTTCATGGTGCGCTGCGGAATCACCGGCTGCAT